CTTCAGTGTTCGTCTGCCACACCTTCCTCAAGTACGGGAAGTGCGTAAGAGTTGACTGAAATGTTCCCAGAATAGTTGCAATACGCACTTTACGAGCAAGAGTATCCCAATCATCGCCACTACGGACAACAACAGAAGAAAGATTACAGAACTGATAAGGCCGCAGAATAATCTCAGAACAGGGGTTAGTTCCCCATTCCTTGCCCAGTTCCCTACGACCATTCCGAGATGCTTGAGTTTCTGAAGCATAACGATTGAAGATACCTCGCTCACCAGAGTGTGATTCATAAATAGACGACCATTCACGCATAAACTGACCAACAGAAGGCTTGGTGTCGTACACAGCACTGTTGTTAGCCAATGCACGCTGACCATTACCATCCCACCAGTTGCCTGCCTTAGCATGAGCCATCCGATCATCGCTAAGGTCAGACAAGCTGATCATTGCAGAACGCCGTACCCCGCCCACAACCACGACTTCTCCAATCTTGCAAAGAATGTCGTGTGCCTCCAGGCTAGTGAGTTTGCGCCCCGCAGCACCTCGGAACTTTGCAACTGCGTATTTAAACAAGTCGTTAAGGGGCTCAGGCCCACTAGCACGACCCCCGAAGGTCTTGAGACGCGCCCCCGCAGGACGAACCGCTGACACATCCCACTTAGGAATCTCACCTGCGTATAGCAGGGCGATAACCTGTCGGAGTGCCTTTGCCCAGCCTTCCTTGGAGTCACGCACAACAACAACAGTCTTAGACTCAAACAGACTATCAGGTACTTCAGGAAGTTTATTGACATACTTTTGCTCCACACTAAATCCTACGCCTGTACCGCACAGCAGGATGTACATGGCTTCATCGAAGGCTTTAGGATCATCAATGGGCAGATACGAGCAGTTGTAACCTGCTACATTCTGTCGTTCCAGGGCATCACCAGAAGTCATCAGGGCACGCATGGAAGGCATTACCTCCAGTCGTTCCACTGCACCTTGCAGTTCTTCCCGCAGGTCTGCACCCATCGTGAAGTTATGCTTTTCCTTCAGGTGCTTCTGCATGAAGTCAAAGTAGCGATTGACTGTCTCAGGCCAATGTTCTCGGCGTCCTTTATCATCCAAGAAGCGAGAATAGCGCGACTTGGCAATATACGTACTGTAAGGGCTCATTTGCATTATTGTAGTTCCTTTTCTATTTCTTCTATGGCATCTTCGATTACATCACGGAAACGATCCACGATGTCTTCAGTCTTCAGGTCAAGCAACTCAAGGATCGTTACTTCATCAAGCTGCTTGAGGCGGTCTATAATATCTTCAAATGTCAGACTCATTCTTGTTAATCTCCCGATCCAAATACCATCGGGCTTTCTTCAAGTCTTCAATTCGCTTTCCTTTGTGGTCTGCTCGTGCTACATACTTGATTACATTCCCTAGATTATATCCTAACTTCCACGATTCGATGGCTTCAATTGGTTCTAGTCCTACATTGTAGTGTTTAGGGGCATTTACAGGGTCTTCCTCCTTGTATGCGTCTTTATCAGTCCACAGGCTGTAACTAACACAAGATATACAAGGTTGTTCGTTTAACTTTCTAAAATGATAGAAGCAAGTCATGCAGTCTTTACGCTTTTCCATATTTCTTCTCCAAGTACTCAATTGACAGGAACATTTCATCAAAGTGCCCTTCAACGACCTCATTCAAGACCACTAAGCCCCTCCAATGACGGTTGCTAAGTTGATCCATGTAACCCTCATCATGAAGATAATAAGACCCAGCAATAATCCCGCAGATAGACTTGCCATCAGCACGCTTACCATATGCAACTTGCTTTCCCTGTTGGTGTCCAGCAATACAAGACATGTGTAACTTGTTGACCAAAGCAGCAGCAGTACCGGCAGGTCTGCCCATTGCGCCGACAGGCCAATAATGGTTGAACCCAACACCGTTGATAAAAACAGGGTGAAGGAATTCGTGTACCTCCCAGTCTTTCTCGTAACCCAAGTCCTTTGTGCTGATAAGACCTTCAAGCGTAGGATTATTCGATACTGCTCTGTTGATACGGTTCTCATGGTTACCTAGTGTCAACACCATCCGAGGCTTATAAATCTTTTCCTTGTTCTTCTTCTGCCTGCCCTGCAAGTCCCGTAGAGGCTTCAGGAGCAGCTTCATAGCCTCCTTAGTCACCTCTACATCGGTCTTGTAGCGCAAACCCTCAAAGAACTTACTTCCAGGCTTATCGTGAGTGGACAGGGAAGGCATATCAGCGAAGTCACCGATGTTTACAACCACATCAGGCTTGTATTCGATGATAGCCTCCCCAGCCCAGGTCAGGTGCTCCAGAGGAACACCCTGACGAACCTGACAGTCTGGGATGACCAGAATACGCATTAGTCTGTCAACCCTGACTTAGCCTCGGGGGAAGTTGTCTTCCTCGGTGTCCACCCACTTTGCCATGAAGAAGTTCTGATCATCATAACGATCTAGTGGTTTACCCTTAACACTAACATCTTCAATTACCTCATACCCGAATTTACGCTCAATCACTCGGCAGACATCCTTAAGCACATTCGGCCAGAAGAAGCCATCCGAGGAGTTGCGGGTTATTGTTGTCTGTACACCGTCATAGTCGGTGAAGGTGAATGTAAAAGTTTGAAAATCGTTGTCCATGTTTATTCCTTATAAAGTTCGTAGGCTTCCATGACTTTGGGAAACTCTTTAGCTAACAATTCCTTACACTGCTCGGCTACAACCCTGTGCTCTTTCTGAGTGCTTGGATCGGTGCGTACTGTGATGTAGTGCAACCAACTCCGTAGCGTTCCATTCATGTACATCTTGCTTGTTGTAAGCCCTTCAGGTAAAACCTTACGAGCAACTTCCTTGGCAACACCAGCATTTAGTGCTGCTTCATAAGACCGTTTAGCTTGTACTAGAACATCAATCTGTAGTTCGTTCCAGTAGCGTTGCAGTTCACGATCTTCAACTTCTAGGCTGTTCTGTCTGTTCTTGTTGTCCTGCAATCGAACCTTAGAGTACTCATAGCCATCAGCAACCGCATAACGCTGACTGAACTCCTGGAAACTAAAGCTCCTGTGCCGGAGAATCTGTCGTGCAATGTCTCGTGTGGTTGTAATCTCAATACAAGCATTAACCATCTCAAAGGGACTCCAATGCTTGTGCTTCATCAGGTAACCGATCAGCTTAGTGTACTCAGGATTGTCTTGATTGTCAGGATTAGACACCCGAGCCATGTAAGCTACATTCCAATCACCTCCCGGTGTTGCCCAGATCAATTTCACTTGGGACATATTGTTTTCCTTCCTCAATGGCTCGTTTCAGTGCCTCAATGATTGCCCAGCGAATCAACATTCCTTGTTCTTCAGCCGTTAGATCAAAGGTATAGTCAGCAGAACCGTCTTCATTCTCTTTAATCAGGTTTACTTCCATATTGTTTCTCCATGAACTTTTCAAAATCACTATGTACAGAAAGCCACTGAATGAGAGTAAGACAAGCTGCATGTACCTGAATGAACATCATCCTGTCTTCTGAATGCCAAGCAGTCTTAAAGTCTTTTTCTAGATTAGATACCTGCTTCTTTAGATACTCCACAAATATTTCATCTACCTTATCTTCATCAATATTAATCATTAGATTTGGCATTCCTAAACTCCTTCAGGAACCAAGCAGCATCCACGATGGCTAGTGGCCTGCACTGATTCTGTTTAATGATCACCAATGGCTCATGCGTACCATGCGCTGCTGCCTGTCTGTAGAAATCATAGACAGCAATTTTAGCAAGGTTCTTACACTCCACTTGGAACGGATACTGCTTGCGTGCAGCAGGAGACAGTTTAACATCTTCGCCACCAGCACCCATACTGGTGCTCCTGATGTCGTCAGGCTCTAAACCCTCTCCATACTCCAGCATCTTGTCTACAACCCACTTCTGTAAGATTCTACCCTTGTTCTTGGCGCTACTTGGTTTCATTGAGCGTCCTTTGGAACTGGTATAGAAACTCCCCGAAAGTGTTCACGAACTCTTCATCATGGCCTGTCTTGCCCATCGTAAACATGATGGCATGGACAAGTTCATGGTAAAAAGTGGCTTGTGAATTCTGCTCAGTCATTCCCGCACGAATGCGGATCGTGTGCTGCTCAGAATCACACAAGCCTTGCTCACTAAGCCCCTCCGTCCTAATTACTTTCCATTGGCATCCTGCAAGGGAAAAGGCGGCAACCACATCTGCCCCGGTGTCCTTTGCAGCCACAGGAGTTGACCGTTTTCGATCAGTCTTTCCTGCGACATTCCGGCTTCTTGATACAGTTCCCACACTTGGGATAGCATCTCCTGTTCCGTCTGTTTGTCGTTTAACCATTTCCCTGCCTTTACTGGCCCTATCTTGGGCACGCCTTCGATGTTGTCTGTTCTGTCCCCAATCAGCATTTGCTTGTAGAAGTTCCTGAGTCCTTCGATTTCCGACACTTCGTAGTGCAAATCCTTGTTGGGATTGTAATGCTTCCCCGGTAACTGATCCAAGTCTTTATCGACATGGACAATGATAGCTGAAGGGTCTTGGGCAGAAGCGATAGCCACAGCATCATCAGCCTCTATACCGTCAGTCATTTCAGCACCTAAACGCTTCACCAAGACATCACGAAGATAGTCGTAATGCTTAGGCTTCTTCATGTCCTTCCGATTGCCCTTGTAAGGCACCGTAACAGCAACCTCATTGCGATAGTTAGACTTGCCGGTGATGTACGCTTTGTAGTCATCAGCCTTGCAGTTGATGTACACAATGTCCGTAAACCACTCGACAAGCCTAGCCCGTGCAATCTTCTCGTCTACATCCTCAGACGCGAATCCGATTCTGTAGACGAAAACATCAGCATCAACGATAACCTTAGAGGATGTCATCCGAATTGTCTTCAGCAACCTTAGCTTCAGGATTGTACACCTTAAGCTCGGTCACGATCAGCTTGGCAATGGAAGGAGATGCTCCGTACTTAGAAGACATCTTGTGACGATAAGACGATACCAGTGCTACAACCTTGGTGCCGTTACCGATCTTGCTGATGTCTACAGGATTACCCTTCTCGTCTACAGGCTCAAACACATACTTACTCTTACCCACAACATACTTGCCCATAGGATCACGCTCTTTGATCTGAATGCCAAGCTCTTTCAAAGCCTCGCAAGCCTTGTCAGACAGGGCACCAAGAGTGCATTCGTACTTGGTGTTATCCTGATTAAACTTTGTATTGAAAGTATTCATAAAGTTTGCCCAGAACAGTTGACCGGACACTTTGACAGGCTTGATAGATTCGCTCATACTCATTTCCTTTATCAGTTGTTGGTGCGCCAGGAGGGACTCGAACCCTCACGCCTTGTGGCAGGGGATTTTAAGTCCCCTATGTCTACCTATTCCATCACCAGCGCAGTGTTTCACTCAGCAGCTTCAGTCTCGGGTTGAGGAGGCTGCTGAGCATTGGCTTGCTCAACGATCTTTTGCAGCAGCGGGAATGCTCCGGTCTTGCTGGGAAGTTCACCGAGCACATTCACGATAAACTGCACTTCATTGGATTCAAGGTTCAGGTTCATATCATCCTTTCTGTTGTTGATACCATTATTGTAACACAGTTGTGTCCAAGTCTTCGTAAAGACCCTGCACACGACTCAGGTAATCTAGACAGCCATAAAGCATCATTGCTGCTTCATCTAGCGTCAGATTGTCACTGATCTTAAACTGAAGTTCATCTTCTGTCATTAACAGCAGAACAAACTTCTTGTCAGTGGGTTTCTGCCCAGTTTTGTCCAATTTTGTATTCTCCGTCTAGGGGACACCTTAGTTTGAAGTGTTCTCCTGCCTCAATAATGGACTGACGAGCAGCCCTGCCAACCTCGTCAGCATGTGCTTCAGCGGCTTCAATCTGCCACTCATCATGCACATTGGCTACGAACTTAGCATCCCACTTATTAGCCTTGATCTTGTCAGCCAACAAGACCAAAGCCTTCTTCATCACAATCGCTCCAGCACCTTGGAGTAAGCTGTTAAGTGCCGCATGTTCAGAGCGAACCCATATCTTACGACCATCAAGCCCCGGTACACGACCCTTGACTGCAATGTCAGCTACTCTTTCTCTTAAAGATTCCAATGCTGGTGTTGCTCTAAGAAACTTTTTTATAAT